TCTATTGGCATCGATTCCTTTTAAGCGGGAAAAAGGCTCGTCTAATAATAATAATGGTCTAATTTTTTTATCCTGTCGCATAGACCAATATGCTATCTGTAATGCTAAAGAAGCCACGTCAATAGCCCCCCCTCCAGCATTTCCTATTGGAGAAAATTCTAAATTACGTCGGGTGAATAGAATCTCTGCTTCTGTTTTTCCTCGTTTTTCTTGAAAATTAATTTTAAGTTGGTAAGGGCCATCGAATACCGCTTCCATCGCCAAACTAACAGATTGCGCTAATTGAAATTCTAATTGTCGCTGCATGGATAATCCCACCTGCTTAACGATTTCTAATGCCCGTTCATATCGGGACAATTGCCTCTTGCCTAACTTTATTTCTTGCGCACCGTTGTCTATTTCTTTTTGCAGCTGGTCTCGTTCGCCTTTACGATTTTCAAACTTATTACGAAGCGCTTGAAGATTTGCCATCATTAAATAACCTTGAAATAAATAAAAATATTCCCTAGTCCGATAAAGAATGGTATTACTTTATACAGTACTGCGGATTTCACATTTTTTGTATTATTTAGCAAAGAAAATCCTATACAATATATCCCAGTAATAAGAAGTACGCTTTCTTTTAGTGGAATCATTATTCATTCTCCTCCATCAATCTTTCTATTTCGGCAATTTGGTTTTCAATGGATTGTTTTAATTCTTGCAGTTCTCTTTCTTCCTTTTCCAGCTCTTGTTCTGCTTGTTCTAATGAATTCATCCCAAGCTCTTTTAATGATTTCATTACATTTTTTAGTTCTCCTTGCAATTCCGAACGTTGTTCTTTTTTTTCTTCTAGCTCTTGTTTTATTTCTAATAATCGTTTTCCCAAGCCTTCATTTACAGGTCTCATAATTTCACGCCTTATCTAATCTGTTTCTTTTTCTTTAACTAATTTATATTCTTTAACTCCATGAATCCCTATTCGGTCAATGATTTGGAGTCCTTGGTCTTTTAGGTAGCAACAGCGTCTAAGTTCCGAAATTCTACTTTGCGCTTTGATATTATTGAATTTAAGAGCAAATTCAAGTCCGGTTAATCCTTCGGGGCACATTTTGAGTTGTTGTAATGTTTTAGACCCATGCATGACGACATTCCTTTCTCTTTAGTTTTTTTCCATAGAATCCCATATAACATCTCGTATTTTTTGAGGCGTTTTATTTTCCTTAAAAAAAGCTTCTAAATTTTTCTTAAAAGACAACCCCCCCACTTCCCAATTCTGAGACATTCGAGAAATATAAGCAGCAATACGTTCTTCTCGATCATTTTTTTGATCAATGAGCTTCCGATTATGTGCGTTTTGGTCTATGTGAAAATACATTGGCGTCACATCATTTTTATCAGCATAATACAAATAACATCTTGGTTTGTAATTTTCTTGATCACTTGTTTTCCTCATCATGCTGCCAGGATTAACTACTATAGAATCGTTCTGTTTTGTGACAAAACCGCTATGATTATCCCCCACTAAAATAAGATCGAAATAACTTCCAAATTTATCCAATAAAAGTAAATCAGTCATTCCCTTTTTATCCCAAGATGGAGCTTTCCCCTGCCAAGTTAATTCATGTAGTATTAATATTTTTGTCGTCCCGTCATTTGTCATATCGGAAAGATTAAATTTATTCAGTTCTCCAAACGGGAGGCCATGAATAAAAAGATTATTTTTCGTTATTGCAGTGTTCGATAATACCTGCGTATTTGTAGCCGCTTCTATTACCGCTAGTGCTGATTTTTCGTAATATGCTAATGAATGCATGGGCAAATCATGCTGTCCTGGTATCGTAATTAAATTATGAGGAAGATTGGTATACGCCATTAATAGTAATTGGGGACTTGCTTTCCAATAATCAAATACATCCCCCGCGCATAAAATCGGGCAATTATTATTTTCTATGCTCAATGCTTGAATAAATAGTAATTTTTGTATTTGCGCAGACACATAATTATCTGTACGAGAAATAGGAGTGGTGTCTGTTAGATGTAAATCAGATATTAATATAGCATCGGCTATGTTATCCATTTGTCTTACCATCTCCTTCAGATGGATACATCCGTTTCATAGCATCATCAACCTCATTTGCCCATTCCTCAGATGTTTGAGATGTCCTTTGTTTTGCGAATACTTTCCCGCATAACGGACACGTTTCTGGAGATGTTTTTTGAAATTCTTCTTCAAGTTGATTAATTATTTTTTGTATTTGATTTATAGTCAATAAAAGACCATGTCCGCTATTCCCTAATGATTTAATCCGTATTACTTGTTCGTGTCGCTTTTTCCAATTTAAAAATTGCACATTTGCTTCTTGTGCGAAAGATTCTGCTTGTTTTATGTGTTTTATAGCGGCGAGAGTAGCTTTTATTTCTTTAATTTGTTTTATTATCTGGTTTAATTTTTTATATTTTATTTCACGGCTTTCCCAAATTTTAAATAAATCAACGACTTCTTTTATTGTCGAAAACGCATGTTCTACATAAATAGAGGAATCAAGAGACTTTTGAAGTCGCCGTGCTTGGTTCAGTGAGTCCCGACGCTCATTATAACGGACGTGTTTGTTTTGGTAAGCGATATATAATTTTTCTATTTTATCGCTATTTTTTAGGAGAGTGCGTACATAATCTGTTTTCCGCAATGATCCTTCAATATCTTTAACTTGTTTTATATTGCGTTGTAAAATTTCTAATGAATTAAGTCTGGATGCTCTTTCTGTCTCCACGCTTTCGACTTGTTTTAGTCGGGATTCTATATCAGGCAGGTTTTCGTATTCTTTTATTTGTTCCGTGAATTTTTCTAATTGGGACTCATCGTGTTTTATTTGAGCGTCGATTTTAGAAAAATTCTTTTTTAATGCGGTAGTGGCATGATCAATATCATCAATAGAGGCGGCTCTATTTAGCATTCTAGCCGCTTCTCCGGGTGTTTCAGATAATAGAAATGGGGAATCCATTTGGGCATGGATATTAGCCATATCTATTTGCAAAACGCCTAATACCTCGTCCGGCACGTTGGTTCCGAACGCCTCTAAAACAATTCCATTAATTCGATATTCGTTTTTTGTGGCAGATTTAAAACGCCCAACGACATCGCCTTCTGAAGTATGAAGAACCACTTTTGTGTCCCCACCCCATTCAGATCGAAAAGCATCTCCAAGAGGACGATTTGCGCATACCCAATTTATGGCGCGGAATATAGCGGATTTCCCTTTGTCGGACTCCCCTATTATCACATTTGTTCCAGGAATGAAATCCACAATGGTTTCTTTATGACTTTGAAAATTAAATATTTCTGCACGAACCAACATGGCCTTTGTCCTCTATTAGTTTTGGATAATCTGTTATTTTAATCATTCTTCTTTTCTTATTTATTCCAAGTTCTTTGCCGAGACAAACTGGACCGAGTCCAAGTCTTATTGATTTTGTGTTTTTAAGTTTTCGTCCGCATTTTTGACACGTCGGAATTGGATTAGCGATTATTTTAAACATTTTTCTAATAATTCAAAAAATCTATCAGCATCCATAGCTACAATTGGTTTCATGTGATTCTTTTTCATCACAAGCAACCAGTCCGTTCCCGCTATTTGATTCCCTTTTGCTTGTTCAACCCAAGCGGGAACAGACCAGGTCTCTTGCGCTTTGCATTCTACTGAAAATGGAAATCGTCGTAACGCCTCTCCGATCAATCTCACATCTACTCCAGATTGTCCCATTTCCCTAGAGGCAATTAATGCATCTTTCCCCCAAGGAATGTTTAACAAATCTGATATTTTTTGACAGATGTATTGTTGGAGATTACGTCCTTTTGCTTTAGCAGATGCGGTAGTAATTCGTTTTTTAGGCATCTAATTCGTCTAGCATTTCTTTAAGCTCGTCCACTGTTTTATCTTGCAAAACCTGATCTTGTTTAGTGGACATAATATCCATTATTTTTTGTTTTTTATCCTTGCGTACTTTTTCGTTAAGTCGTGTAGCTTCTTCTTCTAATTTAGTTCTTACAATATGTTTTACCAATTGTATTTTTAGTTCAAGTATGTTTTCTGCATTTGTTCGTTCATTAAGCAGGCTTTCTTCTTTTGATTGTCTTAATTTCGCATTTAAACTTTTGAAAACATCATCTAATTCCCCCACCGGCAAATCCCATAAATCCTCTATGGACAGTGTCCCGTGATGGGCAAATCTTATTTTTGTCCGTGTTGCTATTTCAAACATCTTCTCCATTTTACTTACTTCCTTTTTTAAAATTTGATTTTTATTATGCGTTCTGATTTTCCTTTGACTTTAACCAGTACATCATTTCTTTTAGTCGCGCTAAATCCTACTCCACTTAATTGATCCTCATCCTCCTTTACACGCATTTTACTACCAAGAGCTTCAAAAACTTTTTTATGTTGTAGCAAGTCTTCTTTTAAAAATTCGTTGTCATATTTATGCTGATCATTGATCACTTTATTCTTTGCCCGGTTATTATCCACCTCCATTTGAGACATTCCCTGAGCAGCAATTTTATTTATATCCTGTTCTTGACGATCTTCTCGATCTTCTTTAGCAATCTGTATTTGAGCCTCAATATTTCTTTGATTCGCCTCAGCCTGCGCAGCACTTTGCTGTTTCTGAAGTTCCATATCAATCCGCTTAACCTCATTCCATGCATTTTCAAGAACAGATTTGGCCTCAGCTAAAGTCTCAGCATTTTCGAATGAGAACAAATCAGTCATTCGAAGTTCTTTTGCATTTAACGATGCCTCTGTAAACATCATGAGTCGCTGACGAATCTCGTTATATCGGCCGCCGTCTTGCAAATGCACTGCATAATCCCGGTAACCAATGTCTTTTATTACCTGTAAGTAACGATGCTTTTTAGTTCCAAGGATTTGCTCACCTTTTTCAAGTTTAAAGAATGCCCAAGATACCTTTGTTGACTCTACTATTCGCAACATAACCTGCTCACAAAACAGGTTCATTCCATACATCAGAGGTTCTGTAATGGTTCTGGATGCCAGAATAGCCTGTTGTGTATTCGTAACGGTAGAGGATGCCGCAATAAGCCCTTCGCGGTTCTCATTCATCCCAGTGATACGATCCAGGGTGCTTACAATATTGTCTTTCAGATTCACAATCGTAGCAAACGATGTGCTGAACCCAATATCATGCGAGTCAAGAATTTTGTTAAGATTTACTTGCTGCCCACCGTAATTCCCAGCAGCAGAGCTGTTATATGTGATAAAGCCATCATTTGTGGCATCGTACATTATATCTGGAACTGATTTTCCTTTCTGAGCAGCGGCCAAGTCAAAACCAAGAATTTTTCCCTTGTATTTGTTCAGCTCTTTGAGGATTTGATACATGATAATATCAAACACATTATCAAAATTCTGAATTATCTCCTGTACTGAAATCCGAATGCTGTCTACGGTTCCAAACAAGTATCCAATGTACGAACTATCAAGAATGTATGCGGGCGAATCATTCCTTCTCATCTGAAAAGGTTTCTCACGAATATTCAAATCAAGAAGACCTCCTATTCTGGTTCCTTCCCATAGCGTTTCGTGATATTTTGTTTCAACCTGAATTTTACCTTTCTCAACAAGTTTGTTGTAATAATCAATATTTTTTTCATACTTCTCTGCAGGAATTTCTATACGATAAAACTCCTCACGATCATCAAATTGAAGTTGAGTTTTTGTCTTTGGAGATAATTTGTAATAAGAAGGTTTAACGGATTTCCACTCTACATGCACAACATCAACGAGAACATCTGCTCCATTTCTACGAATGAAACTATTTGGCTTATTGATATACTGATCAG